TTTTTTAATTGCTGTCGCCATCTTTCACCTCATCTTTTGTTTTAGAATTATCTTGTTTTTTCTTATTAAATATAGCATCCCAATTATCATCAAACTTCTTTCTATCTGAAATAGGTCTTGGTTTACTACCTTTACCGCCTTGCCAGTTACTCATTTAATTTACTAATCCTCCATTAGAGTATTTTGCTAAAGCTCCAATACTACCTGAAAATGCATAACTTCCGGTATGTGTAGTGTTAGTAAATGGAGCGTACCAAATATCAATACCTATTTTTCTGCACATATAACAGAACCTATAATCTTCTCCCATATTTACTTTTTGGATTTCACCACCATCATCTACCTCGGTAATACCTACATTAAAATATGAATAAGATAATTGAATCTGTTTTGCTTCACCTTTTAATTGGTATGAATCTATATCAGGTGTATAATAATACTCTGGATATGCTTCACAGAACTGTTTAAATACATCTCGTTCAATAATCATTAAACCAGTACCAGTTCCTTTAACTTTCATGATATCGGCAGAACTATATTCTGCAGTTGTATCAATAGGAATAATAGGAAATGCACCTGTTATTGAAGGTAATAAACTTGGATCAATATCAGGATTCTTTAATATAACATCTTTAACATTGTTCCAGTTAATGATTTTTCTTGGATACGCTCCGCCAATTACTTGTTTACCTGTAGCCAACATAGCAATTACTTCAATTGCCTTAAAACCTACATCAGCATCAATGAATAATAAATGGGTATATTCAGTTTCTAAGAATTGATTGACAATATGATTACGTGCTTCTTGTACTAAACTAATATTAGATGCGCTAATTAGTTTAATAGGAATTTCATATTGTAAACATAAATGTTGTAACTCTAATAACCCATGGAGATACTCATGGTAACATTGTCCACCATACATTGGGGTACCAACTAATAGACTTTTGCCACCCAGAGTTTCTTTATTTAATTGGATATCCATATTATCGTTCTAATACAGCAATAATGAATTCTTCTTTGATAACAACCCTTTGTTCACCATCAATAGTAACAGGATTACCTTTTGACCAATCTAATAATATTTCATCACCAACTTTAACCTCAGTTACTTCAGTACCAATTGCTAATACTCTTGCAGTTTCATTATCAGATACAGATCTAGCACCTTCAATAATAATCCCGCCTGATGATACTGTTTTTCTTGCGATTTGAGCCACAAGAACTTGTTTTCTGATCGGGGTAACTTCACTCATTTCACTTTCCTATTGTTATAAAATTGGAGCGGGATAACGGAATCGAACCGATGACTCTAGTTTGGAAAACTAGGGTAATACCATTTTACGAACCCCGCAAATTGGTCTCCTATGAAGGATTTGAACCTCCGACCCTTCCGCCCCAAACGGAATGCGCTACCAGACTGCGCTAATAGGAGAAAAATTGGTGAACCGAAAGAGATTTGAACTCCTATCTTACATCTTATGAGGATGGAGCATTAACCATTATGCTATCGGTCCTATATGTTTTTGCCGCAGCGAACCCAACTGCTGCTTTAATTTTCTTGACTTCTCGGTTCTAGAAACCTTACGTCTGGGGCGTTAGCAAAATTGGAGCCACTCCGCAGAATCAAACTGCGATCTAGAGATTACAAGTCAATTGTATTATCATTATACTAGAGTGGCATTATTAAAATTTTAAAAAACATACTTAATATTCATTTATTCTGACAAATAAACTTTTCGCAGTGTGTCAGCACCACCAATTATCCCGTACTAAGTTGTACTAGAATAACTGTCAAATATGTTTTTTAAAATTAGGGACATATTTAAGGACTCTTACCCCACCATTTTACCAGTCCCATGCCAGACTGAAGTGTTTACTTTTGGTTAAAAACTTCACAACCGATAAATCTATTCAAAAACAGTAAACGTTTATTATTTGTCAAACAACTTTTCCATAGCGTACCTTTCTTCATTATTAAATTCAGCTTCAAGTTCTTCTTGATCCAAAGAAGACCAACCTGAATAATCATCATATACTTCAAACGAAATGCCCGTATAACCATTATCAGTTAAGCGATAAGACTTATCGTTAAATTTAACTCTAAGCATTTTGTACATTATAACAGGAGCATTAATCATTTTATTTCCTCATTTATTTAATTTATGAGTCTATTATAACACTTTTTCTGATAATGTAAACGTTTATTTTCACTTATTTTAAAGTATTTCAACACACATCGTCCACTGTGACCTTAAAGTGTGCAAAGGTTAATTGATACAATCAACCCAAATACTTTTAATAAAACACACTATAGAATAGTTTTAGTCGCCTCTATTCTTAACGAGTAAGCGAATTTATATAAACTCGATTAATGTGTTTTATTAAATACTTTTAAGAATATACTGATTCGCATTAACACTGCGATTCGACACATTTTACCTTGCCCTTGCGGTCATGCTCCGCAGCTCAATATATTCTTAAAAGTGCCGTCTTTGACTTCCGCTATGCAGTTGTCCCATCTTTCGGCATTGAAGTTATCACTAGAGTGAGTTGAACACTCATTCCCCGTATCTTTAGTACAGGATCCTACCATTAGAAGATAGCGATAATTTGGCTCCCGAAGAAGGATTCGAACCTCCGACCAAATGATTAACAGTCACCTATTCTACCGCTGAACTATTCGGGATTAAACCTTTACTTAGTCATTGATTTCTTAAACAAAGAATCCAATTTATCGTTCATTTCTTTATCACTTTTGTCACAATGAGCAGTGCACATTGAACCAGCTTTCATTGTAGATGCTTCAATCTGAACCGCAGTAGAAGTTTTCAATAAATCTACTTGTGATTGAAGATCCGCAACATCACCATTACTTGCGCAACCTGCTACAGTCAGTAATATAACCACTGGTGCTAATAACATTTTTAATTTCATTTCATTTTCCTTTATAATTGGTTGTGGATCTGTTATGTATGTATACATCATAACGAACAGCATCTGCTAAAGCTATAGTAACAATACCCATATTTTTATATTTAACAGCCGCTGGATTATTCTTTCCTAATCTACCTTTAACAGATACTCTAAAAGATTGTTTATTAATCTTATTAAGAGTTTTAACTGTGGCTCTAATAGAAGCTAATTGAGCCATTTCAACGGTAGATTTAGGATCTATTGTCATAACATAATTTTCTGTTCTCATAATATAATTCCTCATTTATTTAATTTATGAGTCTATTATATACAGTTTTCAGAAAATGTATACATTTATTTTCACTTTTTTTATCTTTTATTCGGTTTCTGGCGAGTCTACCTGACCAGTCTTCACCGACTTTTTTCTTTCTTTTTTCACCTTTTCCACAGGCGCTATAGAAACTAAACCATTATCAAATGCAAATTTATGACTTAAATTTTTATATAATGGAGTCAAATCCTGATCCTTTACTGCAAGAATTAACTTAGCTTCTGTAGGATGTAGTCCTTCTAATAATTGGACAAAAATAGACTCTCTACGTAATGCTGTTAAATCCGTTCTACAAAATATGTATAACTTTTTTACTTCCATCATTAAATTGCCTGGAGTCATACCAATTGGAGCCACATCTTCCTTATAAGGAGGAACTCCTTCAGGTAATACCATCTTTTTTGCTGGATCATAGGCATAATCAAACAATAATTTTAATGCACCATTTTCTCTATACTTAGGCAACACTGATGCATCATTATTAATTTCAGCCAACATTTCAGTTAAATATTTACTCACTAGAATTCCTCAATTTTATCTAATAGCAATTTGCATCTGTTTTGAATGAGATAATTCAGTATCCGCATTCTATCCATTTTTGGTTTACTTGATATATATTCACTAATAATTTCTTCTCTTATATCAACAGGGATCTTTTCAAATGATATTAATTGTTCATTTCTATCCCAATTACGGATTTCAGTATCATTTTTACATGCAGCTTTTCCTAATTCGATAAATTCAGCAAGGCGCTTTGCTGAAACTGAGGTTTGTCGAACACCTTCAGTGACTATAGCATCATCTGCACTTAGTATATTTGGTATTCCATCGTCACTGGCTTTTACTATATGAGTGATATACTTCTCATAAAGATCACGTTTTGACATCTTTAATTGTTTTTTAATTATAGGTGAGAATTGATAAATGTTATCCCATTTTTGTAACTGTAAAAAGTCATGATCAGAACTAATAATCATTACTTTCTGTGGTTCCTCGTATAAACCTGTTGATGCTAGCGCATTTGTTTGAGTCCATTCAGATAGTATTGCAATGATATCATCTGCTTCAGCTCTATCAATATGCATAACTTTGTATGGAAAATATTCTTTAATATCCTCACGGATGCTAGTCATACAATCAAATATTAGTTTCCAGTTAAGGTCAGACTTTTCACGACTTTTCTTTCTATCTCCTTTATAATAAGGAAATACTTCTTTGCGCCAATAGTTTCTACCATCCGCGGCGATTACTACTTCACCGTATTCTTTGCTATACTTATTTTTATAAGACAATATAGTATTCAATATAGCATGTCTAACAATATTCTTAACTTGAGTTTCATCACCCGTTAATAGTGGTTTGAATTCACTGTTAGTTATAACAGACATGGCTATCTGCGAATAATCTAATATAATCATTTAGAATGCTCCCAATAATATTGTATCTTCATTTAATCTTCCATTTGGAGTGACTGTTTTTGCATTCATAGTTTTTACGCCCACACTTAAAGCTTTCTTTGCGATTGCAGTAGTATTAAAGAATTCTTCTGGTTTCCTAAGCATAATTTGTATAGACTCAGTTATGTCAAAACCTTGAATTGCGGTACCTTTAATAGTCAACTTAGTATCTTTAACTGCTTTGTATACTGCAAGTTTTCTGTACTTGGTATTATACGTCCATATTTCATTACTATCAACTAAGGATGTAGGCGCAATAGATTTAAGTTTGAGATCTACAAACTCTTTAAGATACTTAACCTTTGCAACTATTTTAGCCGCGGGCACAGGTTTATTAACCTTTGGTTTAGATACCTTTGCTGAAACAATACGTTGATTACATCCATTAACTATAGAAGAAACAAATGAAATGAACTTCTTCATTTGGGATTTAGTGAAGTTACTATATCCTTCTTGAAGATCTAGATCAGTCTCTACTTCTTCAAGTTCTTTTAATAGTTCATTATAATATGAACCTATATCTTTAGCTACAGGCCCTGTGATCTCACGAGCTTTTAAATAGCTAGTGATATCAAAGTCAGATTTTTTATTTTTGACAAAATCATCAATAGCACCTTCAATATCTTCAGAATACTGAATTGCTAACTCACGAGTCTTATCTACCTTTATCTTAGGTTCTACCTTAACATCCGGTAAAACTTCAAGTTCATTAGCAACAAGGTACTTATCAAGTAAATTTTTAATTGTATCTTCAATATATCTTGAATGAACATCTTCAAGATATTCATCTCTAAGTTTTAAACGACTTAAAACTCCAAGTGATTTTATTTCAATGTCAGAAGCTTTATTAATAGTACCTACTATTTTCTTTCTATTAGTTGAAATAAGATAATCATGAATATAAGTGCGAGCTTGCTTAAAGTCTATATTAAGATTATACCAATTAGTTGCTTGAACTAATGATAATTTATAATTGAATGGATCTATTGATGGTTCATCTCCACCTTTAAATTTCGATTCGATTTGGCGAACCTTTTCACGTCTTTTCTCAGCTTTTGCTTTTTTACTTTCAACAAAAGCTTCTGATTTGTCTATTTTTTTCGTAGAGATTGCCATAATAACTCCATAGTGAAATTTGATTTTGTATAAATAACTATTATATAATAAAAACTGTTATATGTAAACATAAAAAATGCCAATCACGATCCTGGCAGATCTATTGGCTCTAATCATTCTTCAGTAAGGAACTACCATGACCAGCACAACTATTTATACCCCAATTACCCCTACCTATCTCTATATCAAAAAACATACAATTACAGGTCTAAAATATTTTGGTAAAACCATCAATGATCCCTATAAATATAAAGGATCTGGAGTTTATTGGAATCGTCATATAAAATTACATGGTAAAGAACATATAGTTACCTTATGGGTATCTGAGTTATATTATGATACTTCAATAGTTGAACCTGCATTGCATTTTTCAGAAGAAAATAATATAGTTAAATCAACTGACTGGGCCAACCTAAAACCTGAAAATGGTTTAGATGGGGGAGGCGCACTATCAGAAGAAACTAAAGCTAAAATATCTGCAAGTGGAAAAGGTATAAAGAAAAAACATTTTTCAAAAAAAATTAAAGTTAACAATCTTAAACTTAGTAATAAACAAATTAAGACAAGAGAGTCATTTGCAAATAACATAATACAACTTCAATTAGATAAAAAAGAACGTAAAAGAGAATTAAATTTATGTTATAATGATTATTATAAATTTCTAGTTAAACGATATTATAATTATAAATTACTACCCAAACCAAAAAAACATAATTTACAAATAATGCGCAAACTTATAGATAAAAAGTTATATAATTTGTAAAATCATCATAAGTTATTGATTTATATATAAAAATTAGTATTTTGTAAGATATAAAAATATTAATTAAATCAATAACTTAGATATTTATGTGTTTAAATATTAGAAAATGGTATTCCTATCACCCTTAAAATAAAAAAGTGTGCACAGAACGCATTATTTTTATTTTATAGAATAGAATCAATAACTTAAGATCATTCAGTCTCAAGTAAAGATTCATATAAATGTTGAAATTCTTCAGAGTCGGTAACTTGTTCATTATAGTTTTGCTTATGATATGCACGTGCAATTTTATTGATATGTTTCTTAGGTAATTCAAATTTGTCGGCTAAATCCTCAACAATATCTTTAATGAGTTCTTTCTCAGCATCAATTCTAGTATATGAATTACTGATCTCAAATAAGGCATCTTTAATTTTCTTTTTATCTACTGGATTGCTCACTACTAATGTCATATTATTTTCCTGATTGGGTTGTTGATAGTTTAAAAATTAAAATTAGTACCCATGCCGCAAGATAATTTTCTAATGAAGAATCTATTGCCAAACTTGGGAACAAAGTATTCAAAGCCCATATTAATGATATGGGCGCAATTGATAATAATACTATTATAATTATTATTAAAGTTGCTGTTAATCTCATGATATTTTCACGCCTTTTCGACTATAAAGTTTTTTGGATTTTACGATTTGCATCTTGAACCTTGGGGTTCTTAATGCCTTCGCTACTGGACTTTTCATTTTTTAAACCTTAATAATTTGATTGAAACCCAATCAAGTACATCGATTAGTGTTAATGTTACTAAACTCATTACACATGCAATTACAACGAAATATTGAATGAATTGTAACATGTTATGATCCAAATGTAATTTCAGGTTCGGCCAATTCTTTTAGACATTGTTCAAGTTTATTAATTCTTTCGCATAGTTTATAGTAACCTGCATAAGATAAAGCCATCTCATAAGAACCATCTTGGCAAGATTTCCAATTGCTATTACTGCTATGGATATATTCAGCTTTTATTTTCATTTCTTCTAACGTCATTTCATCTAAGTTCATTATTTAACCTCTTTCACTTTAATTTTTTTAAAATCAGATACTGTATATCCGCATTGTTTAGCATTTTCAATAGCAAAAGTTTTTGCTCTTAATTCGCAAGTAGCTTCAATATCAGTGACTGAAAATGTACCATTTGGTTTTAAACTAAAATCGACGGTGTATTTCATAATATATCCATTTCCTCAATTTCTACAGTTACATCATTACAAAGTTCCCAAATAGATTGGATTTCCATGGCTTCTTTATAAGGTACGCAATATTCAGTTATAATGCCTTTATTTGTTACTTTCACGTAATACATTTTCATAATCTGGAATTCCTCATTTATTTAATTTATGAGACTATTATATACTAGTTTACAATAATGTAAACGTTTATTTTTAACCTAAAATGAAATAGACTGTTTACTCAGGAGAAACTATTTTAAATGATTTCTATGAACTTTAATTTGGATTATACCATTATACCATAACGCAGGGTTTTCCAATACTTTATGATAAAATTGGAGTTCTGCCTCTCGATAAGAAAGGTTACCTTTGGAGTGACAGTACAAAAGAATCTCACGGGTAAATTTATCTTCACCCATCTCTTTTACGTCATTTTGAAGTTCAGTAGAACTAGACCAGTATGTTCTCCAGTCTGATTCAACTAATGTTTTGACTTTCTTTTTCTTCTTAATTCCAGACTTCAATAATACATTTTTAGTTGAAGTCTTTGTAAAATGAGATAGCTTTTTACCTATGTAGGCTCTACCTGTAGAAGTGTTGGTTATCTTATATACAAAACCAACACATTCAGGTAACTCAATTATTTCAGCATCCTTGTAATACCAAACCATTAATAATCATCCGCATCGTCTTCTAATATATCTGCACCGCATACCGGACAATATACAATTTCTGCTAAACCTATATCTTCTGTTCTGATTATGATTTTGCCTTCAGTTTCACATGATTTACATTCAAACGTTTTACTTGTTGCCATTACTTTTCCTGGTTGCATCCTTTCGGATCTATGTATGCTTCATATCCTTTTTCCCAATTGTTGTAAAGAATATCCTGCGCTATTGAAACTTTGATTTTCTTTTTACAAATTAAAGCACGAAATCTTACTTCTAATTTATCTTTATCCCTTGCATTGCAACTACCTGAATATGGTTGCAATTTTAAATTAGTAATATCATTAGAACCTCCTGAACTAAGCGCAATTCTATGATCTACTTCATTTTCTTTAGTTTTTGTTAAATCTCCGCCATCTCTAATATAAACTTGTTTTTTTACAGATTGAGGAACATTCCTAATTGTACTTGTTAATGTAGTACAAATGCTTTTAACACTGGTAGTTCGCAATGCAGATCTAGGTACACTTGCAGCTGCGTCACATATCATCATTGATATTAATAATAAAGTGTATAATAATTTCATGTTTATCCTAATTTATCCATGGCAACTAGTACATTCGCCTTTACTTACGTTTACTCCTGATTCACTACGTATATAATATAGACTCTTTATATATGGATCCAAGAAAGCCATTTTATGTACTTCACTTATATATTCTTCGTTTTCATCGGCACTGAAGAACAAATTAATACTTTGTGCTTGATCTATATATCTTTGTCTACCAGAAGCTAACCGAATAATTTGTTTTTGATCAATTTCAAATGCAGTTTTAAATACGGCTTTCTCATCATCAGTTAACCAATCAACATGCTGTACTGAACCATTCTGGCTAATAATATCTTTTATAGTTTCTTGGGAATACACATCTTTATCTTTCATAACCTTTAATAATGATGGATTAACTCGCTCCATTTTGCCAGCAGATGTATTTTGTACATACGCATTTTTATAGATTGGTTCAATACCTTGACTAACAGAACCGCAGATCAATGCAGAAGATAAGTTAGGTGCTATTGCAATTCTATGAGTATTTCTAACTCCATATCCATTGCACCATTCTGGTTCACCAAATTCTTGAGCCATCCAATGGGTTGCTCGTTTAGTTTCAAAATCTAAATGTTGGAATATTTCGATATTCTTATAATATGCTTCCATTGATTCAAATGCAATCATATTGTCTTGTAAGTAGGTATGAAATCCTAATAAACCTAAACCTAAAGCTCTACTTTTCTCGGCAAATCTTACTACCTTTTCCATTCCTGGAGTAACTTTACCTATTTGAATCAAATCAGAATTAACACAATCTAAAAATACTGTAGCATCAAATACTGCATCAGTATCTTTCCACTCATCATATAGACTAGCATTCATTGAAGATAATACACAAGAAAAGGTATGTTCTTCATCTGAAAAAAGTGCAATCTCCGAGCATAAATTTGAAGCTTTAACTGTCAGGTTTTTATCTTTGTACATTTGAGGATTTTGCTTATTCACCTTATCAATGAAATTAAAATATCCTTTACCTGTAACCATTTTTAACTTTAATGCTTTTTGATATCTCTCTATTGCATCTTTATCACCTGTTTCTAATCTAGCGATAAATGCGTCTGAAATATTCCAACCAATATTAGCATCATCAGGATTCTTATTAATATAGTTAACTAGTTCATAGAAATCATTATGATCTATTTCAATATATCCTGCCCAGGCTCCACGTCTTTGGCTACCTTGACTAATATCTCTAGACATTTGAACAAAGTCTTTAAATACTGGTAATACTCCAGAAGCTGCACCTTTAATGCCAGCTATCCTAGCACCTCTAGGTCTTATTGCTCCTAGATAACCGGATGTACCAAATCCATTTTTTGATAGAACTGCGGCTTCTTGTTGAGCGCCATAAAATGAATAAACAGAATCTTCTATAAATCCACCCGAGCAACTCACGGGACAACCAATTCCAGTACCCATATTTGATAATACTGGAGTAGATGCTGCAAGATAACCTTTCCATAATAGATTAAAGAATTTATTTTCCCATAATACTTGATTTGATGTATATCTTGCCGCATGTGCAGCTACACGGGTATAGACAGACTTTAAATCTGGATATTCTTTTGAGAGATAATTCTCTTTTAACATCTGATAGGCAGGTGTAGTTACCCATTCAGGCAACTTACCTTCAGATTGTAGTTGTCTACGTTCTTCTCCTAATTCATCGTATATACTTTTAAATTTTACCATTATTCTGCCAACAAAGATTGCTTTTCACTAATTTCACTTAAACCTTCTTCTACTAAGTCTAATTGTTCCTTTAATTCTTGTCTTCGCTTTGGATCAGTTGCTCTTGCTAATTCCATTCTTAAATATCTTACTTGTGCGTCTTCTATCATTTTTAATTGCTCCGTTACCAGGTGAATTTGCCTTCTGACCATGCTCTATTATAATCATTGCCTGTAGATGAAAAGAAATCATGTAATGTGCTTGATTCTAAATCTCTGTAAAACCATTCTGCTATAGGATTATACGATGGTTTAAATATCATTTTATATCCTAGATTCTTAAGACACGTATCTAGTCTTGATTCAACAAAGTTTTTTAATTGATTCTCAGTAATACCTTTGATATGACCTTTTTCGAATATCTTATCTATAATAATAGTTTCATGTTCTAAAACTACTTTTGCAGTATCTTCAAGTTCAGTTCTTAATTCTAACAATGCTTCTTCTGCTATAACACCTGCATCAATTGCTTCTTTCAATAAAGTCCTAAATAACCATGCACCTGCCTGACTATGTAGTGTTTCATCTATAGCAGAAAAATTGATACCTGCATTTATGTTTATTAACTTATTCTTGCCAACATTATTAAAATGTTTTAGAAAGGCAAATGAACTATATAATATAGCACCTTCAATCATTGAGAAAATACCAATTGACTTAAGAATGTCATATACAGAATCGTGTTTTTCTGTTCTTTTACCTATCCAAGCCATTCTATTCTTTAACACATCATCATTTAAATAATCATTATAAAATTCGTCAGTATCTAGACCTAGAATTTCATTAATCTTATTGTAGAATGGCGCGTGAACTCCAATTTCCATAAATGCAAATGTTGTAGCCATTCTTTGGATATCCGGTCTTTGGAATATTTTACCAACATAATTTTGCCAATAATCATTACCTACCGATAATTCATAAATTGTAAACAATTTCAAAGTAGATATAACACCATGATATTCTGCCTCTGTGAAATTAGTCTTTAAATCATGAAGATCTTTTTCAACTTCAATCTCGTCAGGTAGCCAAAATATCTCTGCTTGTTGCTTTGCAAATTCTATTGCTGTTGGGTAGTCTATTGTATATGAAGACTTTTTCTCTAACAGTCTTATCGACATTATTTATTTCCTTTATTATGTATGTTATCTTCTACATCAACTCTGTGTTGAGTCCATCCTCTAAAATTCTTATTAAATACACCAGAATACATTGCAGTTGCTTGATGTTCTGTTGGACTAGCATGTAATGGTATTGATCCAACTAGATCATTAAATAATTTTAAATCTTTTTCTATTTCTGGTATTTGTTTATCATGAGTAAAATAAGATACTCGTGCACATCTTGCAGTAGATATCTGCATTAATCGTCCGGGGGTATTGTCATATCCCAAAGCAATACGGTCAGAATCAGTGATATAAGGAAGGTGGTAAATCCGTTCAACAGGATTAGATTTGTCCATTGCATTTTTCATTTCTCGTGCTAGTTCTTGTATTTCTGGTTGAGCATCTGGATGATTTCTTAATTCAAAGAAATTATCCCATTCTGTAGATGTTACTATCACAGATATATATTGCCAAGGTTCCAGCAACCGGTTAAATACTTGTTTATGTGGACTACTAATTTTATTAGTTAACCATACTAAACAACATACTATTTTTCCTGTGGTTTTCCACATAAATTGAGCAAACCATTTCTTAAATCCTGTTAATTCAGTTCTTGCTTTCATTCCTGGTTGATTTGCTCCCCAATGAACAGGAGTTGCAGGATTATTCCAAACCTGTTTAAGAAATGTAGAAACTGGAATTGCTCTAGAACTAGAAGCATTTCGACTAAATACTCGATGGGTCATGAATTCCGCGTGAATACCTCTCCAATATCTCAATTGTAATGTAGTTATTCTTATCTTATTATAAGGATTTAGACTATCCTCAATTACTTTTACTTCACATGTCATTATTTTCTCCTTAATTATATAAAATTATGTACGCCAAAATATATTAATGCAATTATAACACCAATTACTATAATGATAGAACCTGCACCTATGAATAATGTAATAATAAAACCAATAACTGCTGCAAAAATCCTCGTACTTAGAAGTGCCATTAATACTAAAACAAATGCACCTAATGTATATAATATTTCTAATGTTTCTGGACTCATAAATTTCTCACTTAAAATAATTTAATATGCTCATAATAATTATCAATGGTCCAAAACCAACCACCATTGACATAGTTGTAGATACTATCAATAATATTATATAGTAAAATATAAATTTCATAAATTTAAAACTTTTGCAATGTCTGTATGCGGTAAATTATCATTACCAGTTTTATATCTTTCTATGACATATAATTTATACAATTCTGCATTAACCTTTTCTAAAAAAGATCCAATAGAACTACTATATTGACAATTATGACATTTTACAAATAGACTGGTGAATCTTTTGTAAATGAATAAACGGGCTTTTTTGGGGTTCTTTTTTGAGTCACCACATAAACAACATCTTGAATTCCAAACAAATTCAGATTTTTGTTTACCATTCTGTAATTGGGGGATTATTAAATTTGCGTACTTGACATCTATTTCAATCATAATGAATTACCTATTTAGTTAATAGGGATTATTATATCATTATGATTGAATTTTGTAAATAAAAATATTTTTTATTTTACTGTTTACAACTGTTTACTTTTGTGATATACTGGTTATACCAGGTTTTTCTAGGTTAATGTTACTTAAATAATTCTAAATGATTCAATAAAAAACCTATAGCCATAGCACTACCTATAACCATCCATTTCCAGTTTTCTAGTATTGATAGTCTATCAGAGATAGATTTATGTTGGGCGATGGATTTATCAGAATGCTCTTTTAATTTAAGTTCGATCCTTTCTTCCATGTCTTCTAGTTTTTCAACTATTTCCTTAGTATCTTCATTCATTTTCTTATACAGGTCTCTAACATCTGATGAAGTTTCTTTATTACCAAATTCTAAATTACCTAAACGTGAATCATGAACTGCTAATAATCTGGTAACTTCAGTAGAGGATTTTGCTATTTCAGCAACAGTGTTATCTATTTTATAAACTACTGATTGTAGAACTGCCACAGTAGTACTTAATTCATTAATCATTACTCAATTCCCTTTGTTTCATAATCCAATCTTGTAGCGAGGTTAATTGTTCTGCTACTTGATAATAAGTTCCGTTGTTTTGACTGACTACGGTTGCGACTTCAGATAGTTTAACTTTGGAGGCTCCTTCATTAATATCTCTGGAGGTGTAGGGAACGTCTGTTTGATTGGCACTGGCGTTGAACACGCTGACAAACCCATTATTAATAATACATTGATCATCAGATTCTTTAGTGATATACACAGGTACTTTTTTAATAATTTCATGGGTTTTTCCTTCAACGATTTTAACTCTATCAACATATTTAGTTATAACTTCATGACTAATCTGTTCTGCTTCTAATCCTTTCTTAGCAATTTCAACTTCCATCTGTTTAATTTTTAATTGCCATTCTGCTTGATTAGATATACCACCTATAAAGAATGTACCTGCAACTAACAGAAATATAGATAAAATCTGTAATCCTAATTTATATGGTAATGGTATAATAATGCCAAATACCATTACAAAAACTGTTCCTATAACTCCAACAAAAGATGAAGCATAAAATACCCAATCCGGTAAAATGTTTAATAAGAATATCATAATGTTTTTTGATTTATATCAATAGCAATTTGTTTCATTGATTGCCTTTTTACAATCGGTGGTTTTTTCTTTCTAATAACTGGTTCTTGTGTTGAAACAGGACCTGTTGATTTATTAGTTGGCTCTGTAGAAGGAGTAACTTGTCCTTGTCCAGTTAATGCTCCGCCACCTTCACCTTCTTCATATATCCTTACCTGTAATGTCTCTTCTGCAAGAATAACATTAAGGTTTAAAATTCTGTGTAATTCATGTTCTGAAATAGTTTCCAATTCAGATTTAGAATTCAATTGCTCTTTGATTAAAAACAAGGCAGCTACTATATTTTTTAATTTAGCATCTCCGCCAGGAAGTTTGTTTATCAATTTTTTCATATTAAAGGTCAATCGACTTAGGTAATCATAAGAATCCTTTTCTTCTTCAGTCTTAGGATCTCTTATTTTTTTACCAGTTTTATCAATTATACCAAACTTGAATGCTTCTGTTTCAGGAAACGGTTTAACAAGCATCGTTAATACACGAAATGCTATAAGATTATCAACAATGCGAGACATTAAATTTTCCTTAGGTGTGAAACAATATATTCGTCAAGTAAATAATTAGATGTGATGATACCATACTGAGGTAATGTATCAGGCATCCTATTTAAATATATTAAAAATGTAATTAAAATATTCCAATATTCTTTTTCTAATTTATAAAATAGTATATTTACAATAGCATCATTAAATAAATTAAAGAGAACGATAAGATGGTTTAATATCAATCGTTCTCTTAATTCATCTTTATTATTTATATATCGCGTCAATAATTTCTGAAGATATAAAATCCTATTCAAATCCTCCTCAAACTCCCTTACAGAAGTACACTGAGGATTATCATAATGTTTCATACAATAAAGTATAAAATTATCTTTATTTAATATTTCAATCATAAAATGGGGTATATTTCAACCCCAATATTTGTTATGGCGCAGCAGATACAAATGTTAGTACAGCAGCATTAGAAGTTATTGCCACTGCACCTTGCGTAGTAGAACCAAGCAACACTCTGTATCTATCACCAGTATTAGCAGCAGTTTGTCCTGAAAGAACAAGTGAAGAACTTGTAGCGCCAGAAACTGCAGCAAATTTGGTAGAACCAACAACAGATTTTTGCCATTGATATGTAACTGCTCCGCCACCGGTAACTGCAGCAGTTACAGAGAAAGTAGCAGCACCTAAAGTGATAGGTTGAGTAGCAGGTTGTACAGAGATAGAAAGAACCGCTTCAACATCAGGTACAGTTAAATCGTCGGCAGCATCGCCAGAAACCGCGTTAAGGACATCTATAGCAACTAATAATTCAGTTTTATGTCTTGGATTACCATCAGAATCTGTATATTCGTTAATCTTCCACCAACCTGCGCCATTAATACCTTTATTATGGTTGGTTGTAAGTAAAGCTTCTTCTTCAGATACAAAGAAAACATATTGCAAATCTTCTTGAAGAATATACTTAGGAGTATCTGCACCTTTAAGATTTGTATTTAATACAGTAGCAGTAGTACCTGCAAAGTTAACAACTAAAGTTAATACTGTGGCTGAATCAATTTTAAAAATTTTATACTTAACACCGGTAATAACAATTGTATCACCTTCTTGAAAGTCTGTTAAGAATGTAGTAGGTGTAGCACCATTGCTAGTAACAGTAGGTGAACCATTTACTACACTAACGCTTGTACCTGTAATTGAGAATGAATCTCTGTTGCCCCAAAGTGCCATTTGTTTATTCCTTATTTAAGTTTATTAGTTATTTATTCTTTTCTCGTTTTGCTGCTAAACATGCAGCAACACCCATAATTCTACGTTTTTCCGGTGATTTGCCTTTAAATTGAGGTGCATCACTCTTCTTAAAATCTTTTATATATTCGCCAGCACCCATAGAAGGATCTAATTTTTCATCAAGTTCAACTTCTTCTTTCATTGAACAATCTTCTTTAGTTGATTGTTTTTTCTTTCTTAATAACTTAAAATCATTGGCATCAAGTTTGCCATTGTTATTAGCATCTAATTTTTTATGATTAGGATGCACAAACCCTTCCATAAATTCTTTATAACTTTTCATTTATTAACCTTTTGATAGCGATTTTAATTGCCAATTATGTTTAGCATGAACGTCTAACCGATCTGCTAAGAAATTACATAAACCTTGTTTCTTTGCGTATGTCGCAAGATCAAATGCTCTATTTAAACTTTCGATTACTAAATCATTAGCATCAATAAGATTTAAAAACATTTGATTTGTTAATACTACTAGTGAAGCATCGTCTGAAACCGTTTTAGCATCATAAAGATCTGAAAGACCTACTGGTGCGTATTGATCAATAGCACGAATATGTTCTGCTATAGGATCTATTGCACTATGTAATTCGTCATATAATCCACCAAAATAACCATGGTAATCATTGAAGTTAGGTCCTTCAATATTCCAATGATATGAATGACTCTTAAAATACATTACAAACGTGTTTGCTAAGGCAATTTTCAATGCCGCGGATAATTCATTCATTATTATTTCCTAGTGATGTGATAATCTTTCTTTTTCTGTTTGGCGAACTCTTGAAGTAAGTTTCATAGCCAAACGACTTATGTTCGATTTTTTCTTTTCAAGAGCTCTTTCAATTCTTTCTCTTTCAGATGTAGATAATGTTGAAGGATCTCTACCCTTCAACATCTTTGTCTTCATAATATTAATCGCTAAATGCCTTGCTCTCTTATTTATCTTTTTAGAGTCTGAATGGGTTCTCATAGCAATTTTACGTTTTGCACTTAACTTAGGAGCATATTTTGCCATTCTAAGTTTTGCTTTCATCCTTTCCATTTTAGAAAGAACTTCCATAAGAGCTTCTTCACTTACAGGAACTTCAAGTTCTACTTCATTACCTTCTTCATCAATAACAATAAACTCATCATCATCGTATGCCTCGAAAATATCTTCTTCTGAAAGTGAATCTATTATTTCATCAATTTCTTCTTCAGTAAGGTCAAAGTCTTCATCTAAATCCAATTCTTCTTCTTTCATATACTTGACTTTCATTCTGTCAATAGTATCTGTACCTTTTGGGCCAGGAGTTAAATTTGCGCCAACATGTGTAAGTTCAGATTGATCAACTCCATGTCGCTTAGTATTTAAAGTTGTATGTCCGGTAGCAGCAAGATTTTCAATCTTTTCAGCATCATCCTTTGGTAAAGATTTAATTGTTTTATTAATTTTAGCTTCATTAACCCAAGCAGTATCAATAGGATTAGGGAAACGTCTTCCATAACGCCCTGCCCGCTCAGTAGCTAATTGAAATTGTTCTTCAGTTAAATTGCTTTTTGAGATATTTTTAATTGCTTTCTTATCATAGTTAATACCTACTTCATCGGCAAGTTTTAACATTTTAGAAACAATTTTCAATGAATCTTTATTTAATGTTTTAGTTTTACGTAATGCATTATTTACTAATACTTCGGCATTACTTGATTTCTCAGCATCATCAAAACCTAAAATAGTTGCAATCATTCTAGCAACTTTAAGTTTATCATTAGTTTTAAGAGTTTTGTCTGTTAATTCTTCAGTCATTCCGTTCGCCGTTGATGCTCTAAATTGATTAATCATTAGTTCTATTTCAGTTCCATGCATATGCCAATAATCTAAATGGTGTATGAAATCTCCAGTTCTTTCTAAAGCATTTTTAGCTTTTAGATGTGCATCTTCCCATTGATTTAAATCTTTTTCATCAGGAACTTTTCCTTGTTCAAGGTGTGTATCATTAATACCCATGTAGATATCTGTTGCTTTTAAAGCATTTAAAACAGATACTGGATCATGATCACCTGATATTTTTATAGTTTGTACAAATGCTCTAATAGCATCTTCTGAATGATGAAGATTTTTGGTTGTATAACCTTTGAATGTAATTTCAGAAGGTATATATCCAGGTTGAATATCTTCAAATAAAGTTTGTTCTGACATTACTACGTCCTGTATCCATTTTTTACTAGTTTCACCAATTGAGTTTACAACAACAAGATAATTACTACCTCTGTCTAATATCTCAAATGATTCGTTATTTGATTCTACAATATCGCCGAGGTTGAATATTTCTTTTTTAAAATATTTTTCTCTAAGTTCATCAACATTCAATTTCATTTGTTCTTTAATGATATCAAGACCCATTCCTTGTCTAACATCATTCATTAATAGTTTACCATCAATATCACGCAATGTAGAAGGTAAACCCTTTTTAAAGATTTGGTAATCACCTTCAGAAGCTGCTGATCTCATCTTAGTACCAGACATGCCAGAAGCATCATCAGCATCTGGATCTCTTTCGCCGGCTGAAATTACTTGAATAGAATCATAATTGTACTCTTTACCATTATACTGGTTAAGTAATTTTTCAAAAGCATCAACACGATCAGAACCTGCAATCATGACAAGATTTTTATATTTAGAGTTTAATGCTTTCGCAACCTCTATTGGAGTGCGTTCTATATCAGATGCAGGTTTGAAATTTGTACCAGGAAACATTAGATTCAAATAATGAATCTTTTTATCCACTGACAATGGATTCTTCTTTTTATCTTGAGTTCTAGAAGCATAGATTACATAATCTGCTTTATTACTAGATGCAAACTTTTTAACTACTTTAATAAGCAGCCCATGACCTGTGGTCGGAGGAGAAAATCTGCCAAAAGCAAATACAATTGTTTTGGCAGGCATTTCCTTTAGGAATTGTCTATACTGTTTCATTTGGTCCCATCTATAAAATAACTGTATATTATTTATACTTTATAAAATTTTGGAATTAAGTTGACTCTTCCCAATTAAAACTAGCCCAAGCCGTTTGGTTAGCACCAGAACATTCTAAACAAATTATAAACTCAGTTGCATTAGCTGTAAAACTATTTCTTTCCAATTGATATTTAAATGGTAAATTTGCCAAAGAAGGAGATACAGATGATTGATTTGAATTTATTATATAACCCATTTCTAATTGAGGAACACTTGTCATGCTTGTAGCAGTTAAATTATATTCTACAGAAGAATTAGAACCTACGTCTATCCAAGTACCACCAGTAGTTACTGCTCCTTTTACTATCATCCATCTATAATTAACATTTCCAGTAACAGATAATCCAAATGTTTTAGGTAAAACCAAACCGTCTAATCTATTACTTTTTAGCCGCATCGAAAAAATAGGGTATAATGTATTTGCGGAATGTACATCATATCCAGCACCTATACTATGTCCAACCGCTGTAGCTCTTCCAGATTCATTATAACCACCTTCAGAAATTACAGTAGAACATATTAATTTCATAGTTGAAGCACTATTTGTAATACCGGTATTTTCTATTTCCATTCTAATAGGCAATACTGCTGTGCCCATATAAGTAGTATTCATCGCTAAAGTTGTTATAGGATCTATTGTATTAGCATGATTAAAGGTGTGACAATGTATAAATTCTCCATTTATAACAAATCCACATCTAACAGAACCTACTCCCAGCCATTCTATATCCATCCAAAATATTTGAGTGCGATCTATATACAAAGTTGAAGAACCACTTACGATCATGGAATTTACATTCCAATCTGCTTGATTTACTCTGTATTCTTGTACAGTGCCACCAGATTTTGTTCTACGAACCAATGATAATACTGTACCATTTTGTTCTAAAAATATACCATTATCAATACTAAAATAACCTATACGCTGTCTCAAATTTACTTTAGGTGTATTCATTACAAAAGTGTTTAAAACTTGTAAACTTTTTCCAGGTTGATATGCAAAAACCTTATTTGTTTCTCGTTTAACATAACTTCCATTCGTAGTATTAACGCTCATACTAATTGTACTGGCATTACTATTTTGAGAAGTTGTCCCACCAGAAGCGGTAGAATCACTGAATAACCCATTATCCTGATACCTATGAAAACTATCAAATAATGTATATGGTTCACTAACCCTAAGACGACCAAACGCATCCGATTGTATTGGGTCAAAAAAACTAGAATCTGAAGTTCCTTTTACAAAAATAGGATTGCTATCTGAATTAATATCTGTATTTTTTGATACAGATATTGGATTCCCAAGTTCATTCTTAATTTCTTGGTCATTTGTAAAAAGATATGTCACACTATTCTCCAGCCATTTCTATAAATCATTTGTATTCCACCGTTATCTAATTGTATTATAAATCCACCTG